CTCGAAGGCCGTGTCCCACGCCTGTAGGACAAACTCGCACTTGGGCGGCTTGTCCCGGTCCCAAGTCTGCCACCACTCGCGCTTGACGATAGCACTCTGGTCGCCGGTCGGGTTCTGCTGGTACTGCGCCATCCACTTGGAGTTGGGCAGCTCGTTCCTAAGGGCGCTAAGCTCGCTCAGAGACCAGAACTCGGGCCACAGGGGATTACCGCTGGGGAGCAGGGCCGGAAACTCAATGACCTCCCACTCTTCCCCGCCTCGCTGGGCTGCGGCCTTGATTACCTGCGCGGTCAGGTCACGTTTGGACCACCGCGTCATGACGATGACGATGGCTCCGCCCGGCTGAAGGCGCTGACGGGGGCCGGAGGTGTACCACTCGTAGGTCTTGTCGTAGATGTCCGGGTTGGATTCGGCCAGTGCCGCTTCCTGTTCAGAGTGCGGGTCGTCAATAATGAGCAGGTCAGCGCCCTTACCCGTCACCGCACCGCCGACACCGATGGCGAAGTAGTCGCCGCCCTTGGAAGTGTTCCACCGGCCAGCCGCCTTGGAGTCCGCACTTAGCACAAGGTCCGGGAACACTTTCTGGTACGTCTCGGTGTCTACGAGGTTCCGCACCTTACGACCGAAGCCCACGGCAAGCTCAGCGGTATGCGAGCACTGGATGACCTTCTTCCCGGGAAACCGCCCAAGGAACCACGCGGGCAGGAGGTAGCTGGCGAACTCGCTCTTGGTATGCCGGGGCGGCATGTTGATTATCAGCCGCTTGCAGGTACCGTCTGCTACGCGCTCAAAAGCCTCCGCCATCTTGGCGTGGTGCCGACCAGCAATGAATGACGGCCACATGGCCTTGACGAACGGGATGTACTTGGTCTGGTTGAGCTTGCGATCCTTAAGCTCCTGAAGCCGCTCCAGCTCGGCCAGCAGCACCTCCTGCTCTTGTAGGGGCAAGAGCGGAAGAATCTTGGGGATGTCCGCGAGGGAGATATTCACTCGTCGTCCTCGTCGTCATACTCGACGGGTTCTTTCTCTTCCTCGGCAGGCTCTTCCTCGCCAGCGTTGGGGTCAAACACGCTCAGCTCGTAGTCGAGGTCGAGGCCCACGGGCGTGACATCTATAATGTCTGCGTTGAGCAGGCGCTTAACCCGGGCGGTGATGGCGCTCTCCAACGCTTCCGGCGAGTTGTAGTTGATGTTGATCTCGCTGCGCTCGGTAAAGAGCCCGATGTCCGAGTGCTTACCCAGCAGCTCGATGGCCTTCAGCTCGTACTTGGGTTCCCCGCAGTCCGCCAGTTCCAGCAGCTTGTTTGTCAGTGCCGCTCTGACTTGCACCACGTCAGCGGCCAAAGCCTGTCCGTACTGCTTAAGGAACGCGCTTGCTGCCAGTGCCGTGGGGTAATTCTTAAGGGGGGCCTTCTGTTGCTGCTTTGCCACGGCGTCCATGAACGCCTTTTCCCTCTCCAGAGTTACCGGGTCGACTTCCGGAAGAACTCCAAGCCCCTCCAAGAAGTCCGCTGTGTTGGCTGCAACTGTCAGTTCGTCGAGGAAGGTCGAAGGCTCTTCGTCCTCCATACGGTAGGGGAGCGGATGCTCCGCCGTAGGCTCGATCTTTACAACTGGCATAGGTGCAGCGTCCGGTTTGGGGGAAGCAGACCTTCGCTATACGTGCGCTCGTAGATGTAGACAAGAAGAAAAAGAAAGGGCCGAGACAGCGGACCAACGCCATCCCGACCCCTAGCCCGACTTGGTCGTGCCATCAACCTACAGGCACATCGACAAATGGCAAGGGCCGAGGTTGCCCCCGGCCCTCGAACCGACAGCACGCTGACGGCGGGTATCTCACTGACCACGGGGGCTTGCCTTTCGGCAGAGGTCGATCCGTGGTGTACAGGTAGAGCTTACAGGCACATCGACAAATGGCAAGGGCCGAGGTTGCCCCCGGCCCTCGTTCACGACCTCGTCCGAAGGGGGTGTGGCGAACCAGTGACCGTTTCCCTCAGCACACCTGTCTTCTATGCCCCGCCTTACCACAAAAAGCAAGGGCCGAGAAAGCCGGTTCCAGCGGTCTCTCCCGGCCCTGCGCCCCACGCCCGAAGCCGTGAGGGTAATTCATTGGAGTGGGTTATCAGGGTCGCCACCCACGCCGAAGCGTGAGAACAGGAGCATAGCCCATCAGCGTTAGGGGTCAAGCCTCCAGCCGACCGCCGTTCTGGAAGTAGGAAAGCGGCTTGCCGCCCGTGTACTGAAAGTGGGGGAACTCGCGAAACTTGGTCCACCGCCCAGCCCACTCCAGTCCGGCAGCCTCACCAAGTTCTCCGACGCGCTGCCACAGCTTGCCGTCCTCGCCGGTCGTCCCCCATACAGGCTTCCCGTTGCGCAGAGGTACGACGTCGTAGGCAAGGCGGTGGTTGTGGAAGGACTGGCCACCCTTGGCGTTGGTCACCTTCTTACCCGGCTTGGTTCTACCCTGCGCGTAGAGTGCGTTTTGCTCGGCAGTGGAGCGGTAGGTACTCGTCACCAACAGGTCGATACCCTGAGCTTTGCACGCTGCGATATGCGCTGCCGCCATGTCACGGACGTCTGGGTGCAAGTCAAAAAGGCTACGGCTGGTCATATCACTTCCTCCAGAACTGGTACCACGGCTTCTTCGCCGGGGGCTCAAGCAGTCTTACGAGACCGGCACGCTTGGCGTCACACTCTTGGATTGCGACCTCTTGCCGCACCGAGAACGCCGCTAGGTCTGCTATCGTAACCACAGGTGTACTCGGACCCACGCACGCCTCACGGAACGGCTGGGGGATCACCGGGCTTGGGGGTCTCTTTCCCGCGCACGCCGTCAATGCCAGAGCGCCAAGCAGACAGGACGCCAGCAGGCACGGGCGTCTCAGCGTCAGGTGTCTCATAGATACGTTGGACGGCCACATTGCCGCGCTCCCTTATAATGATGGTCTGTTGGCGTAACGCCTCGGTTTCTTGGCTGGCTTCCTGCTCGACCTGCACTTGGGCGGTCGCCGCCTCGGCCTTGGCTGTCGCGGTCTGGAGTTGGTGCCGGAGAAAGAGAACCAGTGCTATCAGCACAGCCACGGCGATAGCAGCGGCAGGAAACACGTACCTGTTCAATCTATGATCTCCTTGACCTCTTCCGCCGTCTTGATGACCTCGGCCTTGATCCGGGTCAGGTCCACGAGGGTCGCCCCCGCCATGTAAACGAAGGCCAGCAGGATGTTGGCGGTAATCAGGCCCAGCCCAATCCACTTCAGAGCATCAGGCTCGTCAAGCTTGATGACGATCCACCCAATAGTGGCGGTGTTGATGCCGACGAACAGGAAGGTAAACAGCCTGCGCCAGAACCACTGGACCTCTTTGGTCACCATAGTGCGCCTACAATGCACGTGACTGCGAAGGCTACGCCGTAGGCCGTACCCCGGATGCGCTCAGCTTCGTTGTTCCACTCGTCGTTCCAAGGGTCGCCATCGCGGCTGCACTCAATCAGCCGGTCCCCAAGGTCGAACGCCAGCAGAGACGCCACCCCGGCATAGACTACCATGGCCACGAGAGCCGTAACCCAATGCCCGCCGAGGAAGAAGATAGGGACCGCTACCAGCATGGCGATTGCGTGGCGGAGAAAGGCGTTGACCCTCTCCTTGTTGTCGATTGGCGTCAGGGCTCCGTGCTTGAAGTTCAGCGAGCGGTAAACCGCCCAGAAGGGTCCAAGGACTGCGCCCGCAGGACCAGCGGCGACATAGCCAAGAAGTGCCCCGCCAAGGGCTCCGCCGAGGAAGCCGACGCTCCGTCCACCCAGAGGACCAAGGACGTTAGGGCCACCAGACCCGACACGCCGGTCAGCCCAGTAATAAAGAGGGACCGCCAGTAGCGCTACGATAGCCATCGGGTTCATCGCTTGTCCTCTGCCTTACCTGCCATCGCCCAGCGGAGGTAGTCCTCTGCCTTGACCAGCGAGGCGTCGCCGCCTTTGTGTCGCTCGCGCCACGTGTACTTGATGATATTACCTTTGCAGTAACCGCGCCACTCCTCGTCGGTCAGGGCTGCGCGGATGGCGTCGATGCACTCGATCTCGCCTTGCCGGTAATGGTCGTTGGGGGAGGTCTCTTCGGTCATTCTAGTCTCCCTTTTGATTCCCCGCCCATACCACACTGCCCCCTAT